AACCGTTATTGACGACAATCACTTCATCAACATATGGGAGTACTAAATTGATGCTCTGTTTTATAAATTGTTCTTCATTTCTGACGCAATAAAGCGCGCTTAGCGTTGACATTGTTTATTTGATGAGCAGTCGTTCATTCAACTTCCTTAACCCGTCTTGACCAGGCAATTCTTGATATTCCACCCACTTATTCATAATAATTCCAGTAATTGCTTAACCCTGTGCCTGTAGGTATGCTGCTCTAAAATTTTCTTTCTGCCCCTTTCTATGTATGGAATTCTTTCTTCAGGGAATTTGGTAAAATGCATAATCTTTTCCCTGAACTCTTCTGGGGTCTTCGCCGTAACAAGCTCATCATCATCAAAAAACTCTTTTATCTGGGGAGCATTATCTGCAACCTGAAATCCACCCGCGCCGATTATTTGGAATAGCCTTTCATTGACCGCATAGCCAGGGACCGTTGCTATTCTTGACGAATCACTGCTTATTATTCCCTTTTGGAAATCACCATGTATATTAGGACAAACAAGCGCGCCCCTGTAAATAGCGTTAAGCTTATGCGGCTTTTCGCCGCTTATTCTGGTTACTGGCAAATCAAGGAACCACCCCTCATCTCTCAATGAATACTTTGTTCCCGCCCAAACAATGTCTCCCCGATACTCGATTCTATCGTCATCACAGACATCACAATAGGCATGGGTAAAGAAGTGAACTTTGTGTTTATATTGGTCGACAACAGGTCCTTTCCATGTCGAAATAAATAAATCAGCGCTAATCTTGTCGGGGCTTGGATAGTTTCCGCCCATAAAGTGACCCAATATGACTATTTTCTTCTCATTGCATGTATTGAATGGAAATAAATCAGTCCACTCTGATTGCACAATGACATAATCACAACCATTGTAATCCGAATAAAGTGGAACGAGTTTTGCTTCGTGACCCATGGCCTCAAGCGTGTGACAAAGATGATTAAGCCAAACCGTTGCACCGTTCATTATGCCAGTTTTCAGGCTTCGCTGAAGTTCGTGGTCTTCTACGGGGATTTTGAATTTCATTCACTTTCTATATTAGCGACATTATCTCTTCTATCGAAAACTTCTCGACCTCATTTGAATATGTTTTACCATCGACCGTCTCATGCTTATTTTCTCCAGGCTGAAGCCCAATTGTTTCAACTTCGACTTCCCCGTATTTTCTCATCATTGCCTCTAATAAGTCTCCTATCCGCATCGACTTCATTTTAGGGATAAACGGCATCGTATCTTTTGATTTAGCTATACACTCAAAAATATGTTCGACGGCCTGCTCGACGGTCCAAAAAAACCGGGTCGCGTCCAGGTCGGTGATAATAACTTTTTCACCCCTCTTCATCCTTTCTCTCCATTTGCACAGGACAGAACCAGTGCTATAAAGTACGTTACCATAGCGCACGATTCTGTATTTTGTATCGGTATTTATTTGCTCTGCTTCTAAAAAAAGACGCTCCATCAAAAATTTTGAAGCGCCATAAACACCCGATATCTGCGCGGCTTTGTCAGTGGATATGCCCATAACCAGTGATGGTCTAACTCTGAAAGATTCCTCCAGAATGTGTATCGTTCCAAGCACATTTGAATTAACGCATTGCAAAACGTTCTTTTCTGCCAATCCGATATGCTTAAACGCCGCGAGATGAAAAACCTTTGTGATGCCCTTCATCGCCTTTTCAACCATGCATTTGTTAGAAATGTCACCTGTCAATAGTTCAAGACGAGGAAATTTTTCTTTTAACTCTATTAGCTTGCCTTCGTTTCTGGCAATGCCGCGGACATTAACATTTTCATCTTCGAATAATTTTTCGACAAGCTTTGACCCCAAAAACCCAGAGGCGCCAGTCACCAGAATATTTTCTGTCATTTCAAAAAATTTAAGACCATTTAATATCTCCCTTAATCCTTGGGTCTTGGGCTCTGACTATTTCTTCATCATTTAGGTTAACTGTTTCGCCGGCCGCTGCCGAGCGCAACTTATTAACTTTTTCAGCCATCGATACCTTCTTCTTCTTGCTGACTTCGCGCTCCGATTTTATAAGATTCTCAACTCCCGCTGGCAGAGGTTTCCCTGCCGAAAACTTTAGTTTATTTGCACCCAATATTATATCGCGACTGCTTATGAAATTGCCGCAATTAATGCATTTCATAACTGCTAATATTGGGTCATAAAGCATCCGATAGTCACACTTCGGACAAAAGTGCTGCGGATTGGCGCCACGTTCGACAAGCTCAATTACAAGTCTTAGAAATTCGTCCTTTCGCTCCTCAATTTTAAATTTGGTCATCAGCTCTTTAATTCTGTCCTCTAATGTTCTTTTGTCTTTTTCTTCGCTCATATGTTTAGCTTATTTATTTAACAGGAATGTGAAATTCGGGGTCCTTAACACGCTTCACCATTTGCTTGAAAAATGAATCGTAGTCCCGTTCTTTCAGAGGTTCGTCCTGCTTTTTCTTTTCTTCATCACTTAGTTTTTCTTTCACCAAATTAACAACTGTACCAGTGTGAGTTGAGTCAACTGCCTTGGTTGGACCCTGTTTTTTCTGGTCTTTTTTAAACTCAATCCTGTCGGCGGTAAACAGATACTTCCCGTTTATCCACACCTCTGTTTTTGTCATTATCATCATATCCATAGTAGATTCGTCTTAACATAGTTACAAAACTTCTACCCAAAACGCGCATTTTACGCCTGTTTATCATTTTTTTTTCTCTTCTCTCCGCCCTTGTATTCATCACGATTGTATACCCAACGAGACATATACGTGCGAAAATTATTATCTTCGGCTACATATCTGTTGGGAGTTCTACTCTCATAATGATACAAGAATGCTTTGGGTTCGTAAACCACTCGCATGCCCATCTTTCTAACCGCGTTGCAAAGCTCCAAATCCTCCCAGCCGCACCAATAAGCTTCGTTGAAGCCATTCAAAGATTCAAAAAGTCGCTTGCTTATCAAAAGACACGCCCCGGTCACCGCCATACAGTCTCTTTGTTTCATAACCCTTTTATCGTCCATATTTTCTCCGAAATACGTGTGGTTTGGTCGCAAATCAACCTCATCAATTCCCGCGTGTTGGATGCTTCCTTTTCCGGGATGAACAAGTCGCGCACCGACTATGCCAATCTTTCTATCAGACAGCATGGTCTCCATCATAGCCGTTAGAAAGTTGTCTGTGGGGATTATGTCATTATTTAGAAAAAGAAGGAACAACCCTTTCGCCACTCCATATCCTTGGTTTGAGGCTTTGCCGAATCCATTATTAACCTTGTTTTGGATTAGCTGTCCGTCTATGTCGAGGTCGCAATTCTTGAGCCAGTCAGCCGTCCCGTCGGTTGATGCATTATCCACCAAAACAAGCTCAAATGGCCACGTTTCAACTTTGGCAAGCTGAGTGACCATCTGCTTGGTAAATTCCAGATTATTTAAAACTGGACACACGATGGAAACCAATGGTTTCATATTTTTCATTTGATTATCAAATTCTTTTTATCTTGGGAAATAGTTTTTTCAAAAACATCCATTAATTGCTTCGCGCGGCTTTCTGGCGTAAGCTCTAACGCAAATTTCTTCGATTTCTTGCCCATTTCTTCTCGCAATTTGTCATCTAACAAAATCTTTATCAACTGTTTCGCCAGGTCTTCAGGATGAATCGCGCATTGCTTTGAGCCGTTGGCCGAGTAGATATATGCACGGGGCTTAACGAGAAGACCTCTGTCGCCGATGACTTCTGTTGTCGCAGCGTGGTCGGGGCCGACCGAGGGAACACCGCAGGCGCCTGCTTCGGTTACTGATAGACCGAAACCCTCCCCAAACGAAGAAAGCACGTTTACGTCAGCAAGATTGTATTGCATATTCAGTATTTCATCGGAAAGCGGCTTATTATCTTTATTTCTTGGCATAATGACATGGTCTTCAAGTTCAAATAGCTTTATAAATCCATCAACATTGTGCCCGTCAGTTTTGCCTTCTTGAGTTTTGGTAGTGTGAGTCGAAGCCAAAATAAGAATCGCTTCGGGGATTTTTTTAATGACGATTTTCATCGCTTCAAGTAGCACGGGGACGTTCTTCCTCAGTTGCGGACGGGCCACGCAGATAATGACTTTTTTCTTGTCAAGATTATATTCCTTTCTGAGACTTTTTTTGTCCATTTCATAAAAAACACTATTATCCAGAGAGGGATAAATGACAGGACCATCTATTTCTGGAATGGCTTTTTGCATTTCTTTTCTCGCGAATTCTGTCTTGAAAACGTGCTGATGTACCCATTTACACGGTTCAAACGCATCAAAGTCGAGATTGTTTCCCTCGAAAAGACCATAGTGGACCCACTTATGCTTTCCTGGGTGGGCCATGACAAAAGCAATGCTTTTTAGTGGAAAATAATCCTGGTTTGTGAAAACTATATCTGGTTGAAAATCTTCAATAGCGTATTGCAGCGCTTCTGGCGCCCACACGCTCGTCATTTCTTCATTCTTAGTTGGGTAAACCTTCATATCCATTTCAAGCGGATAGCCCCCATACCAAAGAGCGACATATGCCACTTCGTATTCCTTTTTCAGGAATGGCAATATATCGCGCATTTCTTTTGCGTAACCACTTTTTTGACGAAACCAGTCACTCCAGCAAAGTACCCGTAATTTCTTCATATCTATTCTCCTTTTTTATATTCAACTGGCTCTTATGTATTACATCTCTTTGTTATAATTTATAGGTTTTCCTTTCAGCCCATTCTGCTTGTTTTCCCTTGTTCCAATTCGCTACCGGTCGCATATAGCCGACAACTCTTGAGTAAACCTCGCAGGGCTGATAATTTCTTAAAACAAAGTCTTTTTCATGGCATTTTTTGCATTTGAAGAAATCACCGGCAGATGTCTCGTATAGTACGCACTCATCGCCTTCCTTAAGCTTCTTTTTGCAATCATGACATATTAGGTCATTCTCCGTGAATTTTTTCTTGTCTTCCATCGAGTATTTTTTTAATCTTTAAACGCTTCAATCTTTTCCTCTCTTTCTTGGACAACTTGACCGCTTTTTCAATCTCAAACTCGTACTCGATGGCGCAGCTGCGACAAAGCAAAATCTTCTCACGGGTACGCTTCCAAACATAGTTGGAAAGCGTCGTCCACGCCATTTCGCATTTGACGCAACGGCTGACATTGTCCGTTTTCTTCCTTATTCTTTCTTTAATCTCCGACATTGTCGTCGCCCTTGGCATTGCGACGGGATTCGGAAATTCTTGTGTTTCTGACTCCATTCTTTTTAACAAATAATTTGCATTGATTAGCATAACCAACGTTTATTCCAGTTCTCAGCCCATAACTGTCCAAAAGATTGCAGCGAATGTAAAAATAATCTTCTTCAATGGGCTCCATTTCCCGGTAAGAATATTTGCAATCGAGACAGCTCAGACCTTCCATATATATTTTTCGACCTCATTATTATATCTGCCGATTACTCTGTGAGCTAAACCCAGTTTTACGGCTTCTTCAGGCGTGAAATATATATCTTTTTCATTCTTAAACATTTCAAGCCAAAAATTGGGCCTTGTTTTGCCATGAGTCTGATTAGAGAGAAAATCGGCCAAACGTTCGTGGGTTCTGTCTGAATATTCAACTTTATTTCTAATGGCGGGTATCCTGTCATAACAGCCAAGAGAAGCTGTATGCATCATCAGCATAGTATTCTCGTGGATAACCCTCAAATCGCCACCCATAAAAATAATGAATCCTCCAGAAGTGGCTTTGGCCATGGCTACAGTCACCACGGGCGAAGAGATTGTCCGCATAATATCGGTTGCCACCAGAGACTCGTATAAATTGCCTCCATAACTGTTAACCATTACCCAAATTTTCTCTTTTGGTTTTGCCTCGTCAAAGTCGAGCAGATTGACATAAAGACGTTCAATTAAACCGTCGTCTATGTTGCCGTTTATCCAGATTTCCCGTTTCTTGAGACGTTCTTTAAAAATCACATCTTTGAAAGTCTGCATCGGCTGAAATCCATTTTGGTGCATAGTTTCAATTTTATATTTCGTCAAGATTAATGCCATTCATCGATACACTATTGTTTGTTGAGACGATATTGCAATTTGAGCCGTCATAATAAACCCAATGATTATGTAGGCTTGTTGTTAAGAATGTTACATCGCTAGATGTGTACGTGTACGAAGAGATTGTTGACGCGGTTCCACTCGTGCTCGTGAAAGAATACCCAATCGGTGTGTCACTTATGACATCCTGTTGCTTAGCTAGTCCCTCCGCAACTCTACTTTGCTTTTTCTCAAACTTTTCTATGATTCCTAGCGCTTCGTCTATCTGTTCGAGTCGTTTAGCTGACATTATTTTTTTTCTCTTTCTTGCCGAAAGATTCGACTTCGGAAGCTTCTACAAGCTGTTCGAGATACCAAATCTGCACGACAGACTTATCCCCCATCGCGTAGACGTTTCTTCCGTTCAAGAAACGAGACTGGTTATCGATTGTGCTGAGGAAGTTGTTCACTTCTTCGTCATGTTTCGCGTCGCCTTTCCCTATAAAAGTAGCGACTTTCAGCTTAGCCTTTATCATACGTTCGCCACCCTTTATCGGTTCGTATTTGCCCTGTTTCCCTGGTTTTTCCATATCGCTTATGCTTAAAAATTATTAACTATGTGTCTGAATCATCAGCTCCTTCGCCTTGCCCTCTGTTGGGCTTATTTTGTGGCTGAGACGCATCTGGGTTTGCCTCTTCAGGTGGTTTTTTTCCGTTCTCCATCGCTATTTCAATATCGATAAGAGAATCGTTTTTAGAGCCAAGCAGATATTGCTTATTTGCCCAGTCCGCCTCGATAGGAAGAAGGCCGAGTTTAACCCTGGTTTCATTGTAAGAATACAATCCCTTGGTGAACCCGACAACTACATCTCTTCGGGTTGAATCCGATTCTTCAAGCCCGCTGCTTCTAAAATCAAGTTTCCATCCATCAATGCCAAACCCATCGACAATGATGTCTTGGGTCAGTTTGTTAGCGATATGCTTTCTTAAGGGATAAATCTTATTGAGATAAAACGCTTTTACGGTGCTAGAAGCTGTGTTACCCTGGAGCGAGACACACCCATTTCTTCTTGTGACGTAAAAACCAGTTGATACCGAAAAACAATGTACCATTCCTTCATATGGGACTCTCTTTGCATAACTTCCTGCAGACCTATTAAAGTGTTTTTCTCTCCCGGTAGACATTAGAACTCGATAGGAGCGAACTCGATTGCCACCACGTTTATCCTGATGACTCGTAATCTTAGTGTTGTATCCAAGTTTAAATGCTATTTCCTGCATATCATCAGCTAATTGCTTTGACGTAGTCGAATAGCTCATTGATGTTCTTCCAGTCCTATTATCCGCACTTCCATCCCCAAGCATCATCCAATCAAATAAAATGCGAAGCTTTTCGGATGGCATTGACATAAACTCTCTGGGAATATGTTTTTCATCGCAATATCCCCCCACATTAACAATGAGATATATCCATAGATTTTTACTGTGCAAAGACCATCTTCTGCAATTGTCTTTTGTTGATTTTGCATTTCTTCTCACGGTGAATGGTAAACTCATTAACAGTTCATCAGCTTTTCCAGCGTTTACATTGTCTGATTGTGCAAAAGTAATAACATAATTGTGTTTTTTACTACCCTTAACAAATAATCCGCCTTCAGACAAATATAAACCCATAAATGCCAAGAAATCATCGATATTGACAAGTGTATCTTTTTCGTTTTTCTTATGATTTTGATGATAGACTGCAGGTATAATAATTTCCTTTTTATTATATTTTTCAGCAATAAAGTTGGCAGGAGCAGAGAGCAATGTAAAACCGGACAACTTAATAACCTCAGACGCCTTCGCCGCTTGATATTTTTTTGCATTACATTTGTACCACATCTTATGGTTTTCTGTCACAAGAATATCGGAACCCTTGACATTCTTGAAATGTACAAGCTCTTCTTTCACAAGATACGACAAAAGCTTAATTGGATTTTCGAATCTTATCGCATCGATTTTAGTATCATAAACAGCTATTTTTTCGTTTTTAGACACTGCTTGATGAAGCTTCCATCCATTTTCAGTTAGCACCTCTGTATCCGATGAATAACAAGCGCGATTGGTTCCGTCAGGGATGCCGATAAGAATAAGAGGCACTCCAAACGTACCAGTAATTGAACGAACGCCGTATTCAAGAAGCTCTAAATAGCGCATTTCAGACGGTGTTATGCCTAAGGCCGATGCCTTAGCGCCTTTATAGGTTACCATCGGCTTTCCCGCGTTCCATGGGCCACCGAAATTTGTTTCATAAAACCTTGTGACCGATTCAGCGTCAGTTTCAGTAGAATCGTCCGGCAAATTAATCTGGAGAGACGGCACGCCGCCATTTTTTATTACATTGATGTTATACGTCAACGCGTTAAGCAGAAGCATTAGTGTGGATGTGTTCGTTTCGAGAACGGCTTGCCCATAAATACTGCCAGTCGGAGAAGAGCGCTTGACATGTATAATGTCTTCGGGGAGGTAAATTACTTTCTTGCTGAACTCTGTCAACCGCTGATAGCCCATTTTCATATCAACCCCTTGTTTGTGCTTGTCGTCGTCAACCAGAATAGTGATTTTCGAGCTGTCTAGGTTGTATATTTCAGCTATTTCTTTGCCTCGTTTTGTGGGGACTTTTTCAATATACCAGTTGCCGTAAATCAAATAATTAACTACTCCGCCTCCGACAATGTCTTCTATCGTCTCGCCCTCGCGGTTTGGATTATCAAAAAAAGCAATCAGCTTCTTAAGTTCTTGCTTTGAACCTTTTTTGCCCTTGACGCGTTCCAAAACATAACCGCCCCCCAAAACACTATCCCTGATGCGGTCAACACATTGAACAGCTCCGGGGGCGTCTGAATAAAGCCGATAAAGAGTTGGGAAAACCTTGCCTGACGGCAGCTCCTTGGCTTCAAATCCGCGCTTTGAAGCGAGACTTCTACCCGCCGTAGTGGCTATATATCGCTTCTTTTGTATTGAGTCTGTGACTACATTCTTGATGACTTGGCTTGTTTCGTCTGCCCAACCTTTGCGTGCACGAGCGATAGCCAAATCAACTTCCTTTTGCATTTCATTGCGAAAAATGCCTCTTTTTAGCAAATTTTTTGCAAAATTATCGAGAATTGCCATGTTTTTCCAATTAAATTCCAAAAATACCTGTTCCTGGCTTGCCTTGAGCGCATCGATAACAAACCGCGGCCACTGCATCGGCCACATCCTTGTGTCCGTGTCGCGGATGGTCGATTTTACTGCCCTTAATTTCCTCTAGCTGTTGTAATTCTTCGATGAAGGGCTGGTAGTAGTAGTAGTCCAGCCTGCCCTCAAGTAATGCTGCTTTTAAAGTATAATACGAATCGGGATTTCTGTCCACTGAAAAAACTTCTGCCTTGAATCCCGCTGAATTTAGTGTTTGAATCATGTCGACTGAATTATGAACAAATATTCCTGCGCTTAATCCAAAATTATGTGTAGAAGGGACCTCAATATCGTAGACATCTTCTTTGCCGAAGTATTCAACAGATATAACTCTATGATTATTTCTTGTTTTATATTTAATGAATCCTGAATATCCTGCGCACTTTAACCTTCTAAACACGAATTGTCTGTTACAACCCAATTCGCACAAGACATCCTTTAGCGAGTTGCTCACGTTGAGAGTCGCAAATAATTTCTCATTCGATATATTCTTGTTAAATCGTGGCGATAAATCTCCTGTATAAACCGGCCTTTTTCTCATTTTTTCACGATAATTCTTATCATTTGCCCACTTATGTTTCAGTGTTTTACTTACAGATTCAGAAATTTTCTGTCTATCTACCGTTTTCCACCACTCTTTAATGCCAATAGAAACTCTTTTATTGTGCTGTTCTGATTTCTTTTTGCCTTTATTCGCCAAAGATACTTTCCACCCATTTCTTTGAGAAAGTTCTTTGTGCATATGATGGTGTTCTGCGGCTTTCATTCTCACTAAATTTTCTGGAGAATTATTTAGTGAATTAAAATCTTTATGATGAATAACTTCTTCATTTTCACTCCATCTTCTGGTTATTTCTTTCATTACTCTTCTGTGCGTAAATTCCCACTTCTTAGTGACTGGCTGATATATTTTTTCATATCCCAGTGGCGAACTCTTTGAAGGAGTGCTATTTAACGGCAGAAACGAGTCTCCCGTTTTTAATTCGGATACTTGTTTATAAGAACCATCTCTCATTAAAAATAAGTGCTCGGCAGTAAATTTTACAGATTCGCCATTATCTAGCGTGATTTTATACACATCGACATCTTCCCCAGTTTTCCTGACTGATTTGCATAGAGTCGGAATAATTCTTTCACCGTTAAATCCGTATAGCCATGTTGAATTGATTATTTCATCAATTCTTTTTGATGTTCCATCTAACAATTTTATTTTCGTATCACCCGTGCAACAATTCCATCCGTCAAAAGTTGTCAATCCAATATTCCAACCAAGTTCCTTTAATGCATAGATGCGTTTTCTTATCTCTGAAAAAAGAATTTCTTCCCTTGGTCCGCCAGCCGTAATGCGTTCCATATAGGCAATGTATATCTTTGGTCGTTTTTCAATTTTCCCATCAGCCGCAGCGCATTCCTGCCAACCATTGAATTTCCCTAGGCATATTCCTGTATAGTCCCCCTTGCCTCCTCTGTTAAGTCCGAGGTCGCAATGAATAAAATATTTATCGCTATCGTAACTTCCCGCCGAACGGCTGTTGACAAACCAATCATGGAATTTCTTGTCTTGCCGCGAACTATATGGATGCTTTCTTTTAGTGTTAATCATCCGCTTAATGGCTGACGGGTCTCTAAAGAATGCCTCGATGGCCAATGATGGCTGGGCTCCGAAGTCCCGCATGGCTCTTTCCGCGTTCTGCTTAAAATCCTGCTCATATTCTACTGGACACATCACTCCTTTGAATTCTTCGAGATAATTACCTATGTCAAATTTCTCGCCGCTATACCGGTCGGCAGGCATGGCTTCCCAAAGAGGAACTCTTTTTTTCAAAAGCTTTGGGTTGTCATCATCATGGAATTTTCTCTCGGCGAAATCCTGCGTATACTTTGGCGATGTGATTATAAATGTTTTCCCTTTGTCAAAGAAACGAGAGGTTATACGTTTTTTAATCTGGTTGTATGATTCTTCGGCGTAATCCTTGTCCTTGGTCGCAGTATGAAACGAGGCTTCGTCGATGATTGCTCCAAAGATATTATAACCAAGAGGCGCTTCCTCATTTGAACCTAGTGGGAGCACGAAAATATTCTTCTTAAATTTTAAAACTGACTTGATACGCGGGTCGGGGGGGTAGTAAGTCTGAAACCAGGGCGAGTTGTCGATGCGGTTTTTAATTTCCCCGAAAACAACGTCCTTGGCCTGGGAAAAAGACTTAGATATGTTAATAAAGGCGATTTTCGAGCCGGGCGCCATACTGAAATATGCCTGGGGGCTTTTCAAGCACAAAAGCCTGTAAACAATATACTGAATTGACTTACTGGAATAAAAACTATTATGGTCGACAGTAAATGTCCCATCTACAAATAGGTGGTTCTTGTCCACCGAGAAACCAATTAATTTTCTTTTTCCGATTGGCTCGATACTCTTTATCCCAGTTACAAGAACATCTTTTTTCTGCGTTCTTTTTGTGCATTTTTTTCTCTTTAAGATAATTGGTATAACAGATAAATCACCAGAAATACTAACGCGAAAAGACCTAAAAGCTCTCCCAAGACACGTAGTTGTTCTTTCTTTTTTATATGCTGCAAATCCTAAAGAGCGGCATAAATAAACAGCATCGTCTATTAATATCTCGTTTTTATTACTAAATTCCAAAGTATTATTGTGCATGCAGCCATCTGTGTCTATGAGGCCAGCCAATAAAGACAATCTTATTTCTCTGGAATTTGATTTATAACATTGTGGAATGTGTTTATTCCCCAATAGATTATATTGTTTAAATTTCTCCTTAAGCTTATTTCTGTCTTTCGTTCCAAAGTATGTCCCAGTTGTCAAAACATACGTTTGGCATGTTTTATTTTTATTGAAATTTGGAGTTACGGTTAATGCTTGTTCTTTAGCTGTTTTATAGACATAGTTCTTTATTTCCTTATCTTTGGTTGTTATCCCAATAGTGGAGCTATTTCCGTCCCCGAGCCATAGACCCAGAAAATAAGGGTCGATTGACACTGGTTTTTCTTTAAACTCCACACCGACGCGATATAATTTTAGAAAACCGCGTAGCTTTTTACTCAACTTCAGATATTCATCTACGCTCATATTAACTATCTTACCTGCCTTCGCGTCTCTTCTCCCGTTTTTAGCGATTATACCCTTATTTGTTCTTTTTAGCGACAAAATATGGTCATGTTTGCAAACCATTATTTCGCCCTTTACTGGTATTATTTTATAGGCATCATCAAAAACGGAGTGTATCCCTAATACTTTTCTAGGGGTACTATCTTCTCCCATTAGTAAATCACCAACGATAATGTCCTTAAATCTCTTTATCGTTCCATCATACATTAGCACGGGAGTATTTAGTTCTCTGCATTTGCCACTACCTATTCCAGCGATGTAAAGAAACTCCTCGTACTTTCCCAGCCGCTCGAATTCGTTCAGATTATCGAAGCTATCAAAAAACTCAATCAGCAGCTTCTTATTGTTTAGCCTTGGGCGGTCTTCCTCTCTTGTGTACACGGGGTTTTTCAGGAACTCCTTCATTGTCACCGGTGCGTGCTGGTATTGGGGGTTGTTCATCAAAAACTGGAATTCCCGTATCTGCTTCTTGTTCGCCGTTTGCAAAAATTTTGTTAATTGCCTCGTTAATTGCATCTCGTTCTTCCTTAGTAGTAATTGAGCCTAGCTCTTCAGCTGCTTTTGATGGCTTGCTTATTTCAGCGAATTCGACGGTCTGTTTACCAGCAGTGTTAATACCTTCAAGTTCTGAAATCTTGTCCAATACAGTTTTGGCCACATTCAAAAAAGCCGCCTTTGTCATTGTGATGTCACTCAATGCTAAAGCTACGGCTCGTTTATAGAGATAACTGTACTTAGCCAGCATTTCTGCTCTTTTCTCTGGGTAATCTTTGTCTGCAGCCAGGTCTTCTGAGATGATGTATTCAAGGTCGCGGCTGATGGTCATTGCCGTCATCCCAGAGAATTGACGCAATTTCCCGTCTATTTTTATACCCTTTGCCAGAATCTTAAGAATTTCCTGACCAGAATAACCCATGTCGCGCAGTTCGCGCACTTTGCGTCTGCGCACCGCCTGCATATTTATCTCGTCGATTTGACTCTCAACCTCCTGTTTGACTTCAGCCAACTCAACATCATCCGCCGGTTCAGCGGCATGAAGTTTTTCTGATAACTCGTCTTTTTCCTCGAGAACCTTTGGTTCGAATTTTTGCTGACTCATCCAATTTCATCTGTTTAATCTTTGTTAAGGCGGCTAATCCTATTCCTAACGAGTCCAAAACGTCCTCGTGTATCTCGTTGCCTACTTGGCTATTTCCTAAAATAAGCTTGACTATCCGGTGGCATTCTTTCTTATCGGCATTTTTTTTCAACCCAAGATTATTTCTTACCTCAACCGGGTTAACATCCACTATTTCGGCCTGGATGTCTTTTCTGAAAATACAACCCATAATCACGCCTCTTGTGGTCCCAAGTTTTATCGTCGTTGCCATGTTTCTGCTGAAAAACGGGGTTTCTATGGCATAATAATCCGGCTTTTCCCTGATTTCGTCAAGAATCGTCTGAATTACTCTAAAAATTCCCTTGTATCTTGCCCCGATATCCTTTGGCGTTAGCGACACATACCACATTCCAAGAATCCCATCGTCTTTCAACAGGCTAATGCCTAATTTCTCTGTTCCTGGGTCTATGGCTAAAACTATCATTTATATACTTTTATCTTGGTATATTTATCGTCAACCGACAAGCGATTGACATGATGCAGCCTATGTTTGTTGCGAATATCTGTCCAGAGGTCATCGTTTTTTCGCTTGAGTAAAGTCACAGCCCGGCTCAAAACCAAACTCTTGTATTCGAGGTCTTTAAATCTTTTGGTGAAGATATCCTCCAGCATTATTTCTCTTTCCGGTCTCTTGTAATCGCTTACGCCACCGGAAATCTTACTGATTAGCTGCCTCAGTGAATTAATATCATTCTGCCCTGTAAGGGTGAATTTTTTACCCCTCCCACTCATTTTTCGTTCAGTAAACCGGCCAATAAGAAATACCCCGACTCCAAGAGCCCCATAAAAAATCACTGTGCCTATTTCCATATAGTTTTCTTAATTATTATTTTAATAGCTTTCCCCGGTCATAAAAACTTTCGGGACTTCGCCAAAACTGCCAGACCATCTTATCATAGTCTTCCTCAATGACCCGCCGCAATTCTTCAAAGCGCCACTGGTAATTCTTTCCCTCCCTGAAATCCCTCTCGGCTAAAACGGAAATGTTGCGAGCCAAATTCTTCAGATGATTCGCGATTCGCGGGGTTCTGACAGTTCCAAGATACAAGAAGAAAGCTGACACAACCAGAAAAAAGAAAGAGAGAAACATTATAATCATGTTCATTGCTTATTGGTTAATATTAAAAAATCGTCTTTTCTTAAAACAACAAATTCTGTTTTGTCGCCCAACTCAACTGAGAGGGCGGGGAACTTGCGGTCTTTTATCGCCTCGATATAAATCTTTTTAAGCGTTTTCGTGCTGACTGAATAACTAAGCTTACTGGTGTTCTTACATTCAAACAAAAATTCTTCGCTACGCACGTCACCGGGTTTATACCAGAGGCCACCTGAACGAGGCATTCTTCTGCCATCCATATCTTTGGCATCGCGTCTTTCCTTTTGTCTCCAATTTCTCTTGCTTACCCATTTCTGCCGCGAAATATAATCAATTTTTGCCGCTTTTAACGGCTTTTTCCTTTTCAATTCCCTGAAACGCATCATTTTTTAAAATTTCTTGTTTAAGTTGTTCGAAAAGCGACTTATCTTGTGTTAGGACTTCTTCAAGCTTGGCCCTTCCGAAATACGACTGATTACCCAGATAATACGCTGGGCCGCTTTGTTTGATTATGTCCAGAATAAGCCCGAGAGAAATCGCCTCGTCGAGAGTGTCGAAAGCGTATTTGTTATAATAGTATTTTATAAATCCAGTCCTAAAAGGAACAGAGGTTTTGTTTTTCTGAATTTTGAATTTAATCACTTGACCTATTTTGTAGCGATTTGCTTCAATATCCTCGCCCCGCTTTACCTCAATTCTAACTGAGGCATAGAACCCAAGAGCTCTCCCTCCAGTAGTTGTCATAGGAGTGGCATAATTTGAGAAACCCCCAATCATCTCCCGCTGCTGGTTAATGAAAATTACTAGCGTGTTCTTGTTGAGCGTTGTAATCTTGCGCATTGCCTTAGACATCATTCGCGCGTGCAGACCTATTGTTTGCTGCTGCATAGGGTCAGTTAATTCAGAAGATGGGATAAGCGCCGCCACCGAATCGACAACTATTACTCGCACGCCGCCTGTGTCTAAAAGGCTGCAAATCATGTCAATGGTCGGCTCCCCCACCGAAGATTGGGAAATAAGCAATTTATTTACATCTATGCCAATTTTCTCGGCAAAGCGCGGGTCATACGTGCCTTCAACGTCGATGAAACAGCATTGCAGTCCTCTCTTTTGCGCTTCAACGATTGTTTTTAGCGAAATTAGGGTCTTACCTGAGGAAAAATTTCCGAATAATTCAGCCACTCTGTTGAGAGGCCATCCACCCCCAAGGGCATAATCAAGCCACAAAGAACCAGACGAAAGTCTCTCTATCGCAAGTGTCGGCATTTTGTTTATGAATCCGATTGTGTTCTCGCCGTGCTGCTTGTTTATTTCGGCGATAATGCTTTTGAGGTCGTTTTTTGTTTCCTTGGTCTTTTTTTTAACCGCTTTTTTTGGAGGCATATTTTTCAATATATGAAATATGAATTTATAAAATCTGTTTCCCTGTGGTCGGGTACTTTAATCTCCATTTATTTTTTTGTCTATTTCGCTGCCCTCTTTCTCCCACCAAAATACATCTTTTTTGTGCACATTGTCTCTCATGACCTGCAACTGCTCATCTTTATTTAACTGACCAAGAGTGAGTTCGCCATTGTTGAATCTTTCTACTTTGCCCGAGTCGGCGTTCTTCACGTCTGACTGGGAATTGCGCCAGTCGGGGAATCTCTTATTTAATTCATTTTCAATTTTTTCAAGAAACCTTAGGCACTTTT